ATCCAGAAGTTCCAATCCCAACAGATTGATTTGATTCTACGGTGAGAGTAATATTATCACCATTGGATAAATTGTGGGATGTTGAAACTGAAACTTGAGTGGTAATTTTTTGAACAGATCCAGTTACTTGAGAGAAATTAGATTCTAGTAAGTAATCAAATTGATTAGAACCATTATTTACAAAGAATAGACCGTTTGTATTAGTTGTAAGTCCAACTTGAGTTACAATACCAATGTAATCATTCGATTTGTTTATGATGTATACAGTTTGACTGTTTCCACTACTTGGTAGATTAAAAGTAGAACCACCAGATGAATTGGATACTGTTAGACCCAGACCAGACGATGGTTTTGTAAAAACAACTTCCTGGTTTGTTTTAAATTGGTGATTTGGTAAGTATATACTTTGTGTAGGTACAGAAACTACCTCTAAAAGTTCCCCTTTGGTATAATTTACCGATGTACCAATACCTACAATGGTTCCTACACCAACAGACTCTTTTGGATTGAAATAATACTTATCATCCACTTTAGAGTCAAAATAGTCTGACTGTACAGGTAAAGTTAAGAAACTTGGAATTAGATCAACAAATGATGATGCTGTATGTGCTGATCCAGAAACACCTCTCTTTACTCTTAAGATATTTTTATCAGTAAATCTATTCAGAACAAAAAGTCTCTCTGTTCCAATGCCTATACTACTCCCAATAGATATTGAATTTGGTATAGAAGAAACATAGATATCTGTCACAACACCTGCTGTTGAATTAGCAGATATTTCCTTGTAAACTACAGTTCTTACTGTAGATACGCCAGAAACATGAGAAGACGTTAAAGATCTTATTGATGTAGATAATCCAGATACTACAACATTATCACCATCATTTAAAGCGTGTGATGTAGAAATATAAGCGGAGATTTGATTTGGATTGTCCCAAATAAAGACAACGTTATTATACTGCTCAATAGTTGTCTGTAAACTTGTAACTTCCTTTCCAGTTAAAGTTTTAACGTAGGCACTTAAACCTCCACCACTAGTTCCAGTATTGTCAAATGTTGCTGAATCACCAATCTTATAATCGCTACCCGCTTCAACAATTTGGAATGAATCTACCGATCCTTTAGTAACCGAATCAACGATTGCTGTTTGATCAACATATTCGTTTGACTCAATGATAAAATCATTATCAGCATAAGTATCGGATACTTTATATGGGAAAGTGTTTCTGATTAAATTAGAACTGTTAAAATCAAAAGTATTTTGATCTATTAAGAAATTCTCTTGAATTGGATTTGATCTGTAAGTATTTCCGATAAAATATGGATATTTTGGTTCTAGTTTTCCAGTTGAAGTATTTGTACTTATGCCTACAAAATAAGCATATGTTCCTTCTGGATATTCTGGTGTTCTACAAAATCTACCATTATTTTCATCCAAATCTCCAGAACCTGTGAATTTGTAATCATCAACAAAAAATCCTACTCCAAATCCAGATGGTCTATCTTCTATATTTGAAGACGAGGAACTGTATCCTGTTTGAAGAAGTCTGATTCCAGAATTTTCATCCGATGGGTCACTGTATCCATATGGACCATAAATTGGATTTCCATCATATGCCCAACCAATAATAGGAGAGTGATCTAATCCACCATCTCCAAAATAAGTTTTCCCTATGTTAGTAGAATAACCGACTACAGAATATTCTAATTGATCTCCAGAATCTCTTAAAATTTCAGATCCATATCTTTCAAAATTATTAATTGATATTCCTCTTATTTTTGGTTCAAGAATAGCACCAGATCCTGGAGCGGTTATTGAAACCGTAGTTTTATCCTGAGTATAGTTAACACCAGAATTTAAAATTACAACTTCAGAAATATATCCATTTTGAACTTTTGCTCTTAATTTTGCCCCAATTCCATCGCCATTTACTTCTAAATCAGGAGCGGCATAATACTCAGATCCTCTACTTTGGATTTCAACTGATACTATTCTACCGTCAACAATAATGGGTTTTAATTGTCCGTTCTTACCATTCTTAATAGTTAGAGTTGGTTTCTTTTGAAGATTTAGAATTTCTGATCCATATCCACTACCAGACTCATAAACATAGGCATCAACAATTGATCCACGAATTACAGGAGTCGCAGTTATTACACCAGTTGTTCCAGAATACTCAACATTAATATTGACTTGAATTTGTGGATATTCAAAATTGTGGTATCCAGATCCAATAGATTCAAATTTAATATAATTTTTTCTTGTATAATTGGAAGTTATAGTTCCACCAATGCCAGCATCAGATAGTCTAAAGGAATCATTGTCTAATTTAATTACATAATATTGATTTGTTGTTGTTAATCCTGCTATTGACGTACCAGTTGTTGAGTATACAACCTTTTCACCACTATTAAAATTGTGATTAACAAAATTAACAGTTGACGTAATTGTAGAAATTCCAGTTGACTTTACAATTAATTTTCTGTTTTCATATCCACCACCAGGATTTATAACTTTGACAGATTGTAATGTATTTTTAGTATCATATATTCTAAACTTATGAATACCAATATTACTTGCCGTAGTAAATCCTACGGTGTTAATGCCAACATAATAATCTGAAAATGTCTGATATAGTTTAATCGTTGTTGGATTAACAATTTGTGGATAATATAATGATCCACTTTGTAACGTTTTGTTTTGATCAGTATTTAATCCGGCAAATGTTCCAATACTGACAGGATTATTTCCATTTCTATTATAAACAATTGGTTGACCATTTGATAGATTGTGGTTGTTTATGAATGTAATAGTTTCATTAGTAACATCAATTCCACCAGACTCTGTATTCAGTCTAGCATCAAAAGGCAACTCCCTATATCTTTTTGAAAGAATTGGTTCTAAAACAGCACCACTACCATTTCCTCCAGTAACAGTGACAGAAATTATTTTTTCTATGTCAAAATCTTGTGGATCCACATAAACTGCGGTCACAATTCCACTTACAACTGGTTGAACAAAACAAGTCGTTCCAGAACCTGGGGTTGAAATCTGAATCGTTGGTGGATTAATTACATCATAGTTTGATCCAGTATTTAAAATTTCTACATTTTCTATTGGACCATAATAGATTTTATCATCAGATTTATAATTTATAATTTCAACACCATTAATTAAAATACCAATAGGACCTGGAACGGTTTCTATTCCATATCCCGATTCAATATTTGCCCCCAAAGGAAACTTCTTGAGTAACTTTTGTGGACCTATTTTTTTACCAAAACTAGCATAAAGAGTAAATGTGTGACTTCCTGTTCCAGAAGAAAGTGGTTCAAATTCAACATAATCATCAATAGGAATAAATGATCTGGATGAATAAAGTCTTATTTGATTTTTGTTAGTTAAAACTTTTACATAATAAATTCCCCCTGATAATCCTGTTATCGCCGTTATTTCTGGAGAATAGTATACAGCATCCCCAGTGATAAATGGTACATCGGAATCAAAAGATAGGATAGAATATTTTAGAGTTGAAGCATTATAACCTTGAATTTTATCTCCAGTTGCTTCAGTTAAGGTTGCCTTAGAAATATTTTTAGTAATCTCATATGATGGCAAAGAGTTAGCTGCCACATAAAAATATTCATCTAGATCATTATAAACATTTTGAACATCTGAAGTAATTACATTATTTCCAAACTGTAATTCTGCTCCAGAACTATATGCCTTATTTAAATTTCTTCGGATATCATAAGAAAGACCAACTACAGGACTAAATCCTGCTAAATTATCTAAGAGTATTTCTTTTGTATTTTGATTGATATTTCTTACTGTAGCATTAGAGACTACAACATTTTGAGTTCCTCTGACTAAAACATCAACACTGTCAGATTCTTTTAAACTGGACTTATCAATACTTGATAATAAAGTAAATGAAGAACCAGAAATTGAATCTATTTGATAACGTGAAGATGTGTTATAAATCCAGGAATTGCTAAAAATTTGTTTTGTAGTTTTATCAACTTCAGGATTAATAATATTTTCTCCAAGATTCTTTACAAAAATTCTCTCACCTTCTGATGTAAGTTTAATATCGGAAATGGGAACAAATTTTGATAGAACTCCAGTAATTCTTAATTCTACCTTTTTTGCCAGGTCTCCATTTTCATAACCATAAATGACTTCATCAGATCTCAAGTCTGTAGTGGAACTAATTGTAGAGTCAATTCCGGTACAATTCAGAAATTGATTTACAGTTTTATTTGTGTAAGTTATGGTATCATTACCACAGATAAAAGTTCCTGATGTGCTAAATCCAATCGTTGAATCAACAGTGATTACAGATGATCCAGTAGAAACGTTTCCAATAACTTTGGTTTTTCCTGGAATTGTAAATGATCCCTCAATTAAATCTTTCTCATCAAAACCAACAAATAAACCTAATTTATAATAGGTTCTACCCTTTCTAGTAATAATCTCTACTTCTGATACAGATGCCTGAGTGTTGACATCTGTAGATTTTCTGATTGTTTGCCCAACCAATTTATTTGGATCACCAGAAATTCTTTCGGCAATTACAATTTCTCTTCTGATAAATTGTGCGGAAGATGGTTTTAATAGATATTGCTCAAGATCAATAACTTTTGGTGTTACTCCATACAAAATATTAAAAAGAATTCTGAAAGATTCTTCGGTCCCTTTTGCTTGATAGAATACTTTTGATTCCTTAATGAAGTTACTTACGTCCAGATTAGAAACAAAATCAACATTTTCTAATCCTGGAGTGAGAGTATATTTAACTTTCGTATAAAACTCTTTTAAAAATAAAGAACTTAAATTTGAAACAACTGCACCAGAGGTGTGTGCTGCCGAAGAAGAAGTTGAAAAAACCAATTCCCCAGGTGAATTGTCTGCATGATAAGTTGTTATACCACTAAAACCACGAATACAACCAGTAAAACTGTTTGTGGTTATTCCAGTATATGTAATAATTTCATCATCAATTTTAAATAGACCATACTGATTTGGAAATCCTTTGGTACTATTGACTACAACTACAGAATCTGTGCTGGTGATGTTTGATGATAAAGAAGTTGCTCCAGTAATTACTTCTGGAGTTAGGTTATCTAACTTTAAATATTGATCTAAATTATCTACAATATCAACTGGTCCACCAGAAAATTCCTGCGAAATATAATACTGCTTTAAAAATTCTGATGCTTTTGGACTTTCTGATAGAATAAATTCTGGAAGTTGATTCTCAACAATTTGTTGTATTTGTACTCTTGATTCAAACCCTGTTGCTATCATCTTATATCCTCTTGAGTTCTCCGTTTAGATAATTTGATGTTACCTTAAATCCAATACCAGATATTTGTTCACCAGAAGATATGGTATCCTTAACCATATTTATGGTGCTGTCAGCAACGCTAAAGTTTAGGTATAGATCCTTTAATCCAATGATATCATTTGATTCAGGATATGCTTGGACCTGAATGATATTATTACCTAAATCTGTAGAAGTGATATTTATTGTTGTTAAAATTATTTCGCCAGTTGTATAATCAACTGTTCCCGCTGATTTGATTACGACTCGGTTAGTTAATCCATTTAGATCTGGTTTAACTACAGATATTACTCCAGTTCCACTCCCATCCAAGTTGCCATTAGCATCTTTATTTGGAACATCTGTTAGATATACTGTATCTGCCTCACCAGAGATTCTAAATCCAGTACTTTTAATATTGAACCCTTTGGAATTGATATGAAACTGATTTCCAAAGCACAGTTCATATTGTGCGAATTGATTGACTGCTGCTTTTAAGTTTCTTCTTATAACAACTCTGGTTATATTTGAAGTAATCGCAGTATCAACATCATCAATAATTCTCACAAGTTTACTATACTTAAATCTACCACCAAACTTATTAACATCTGTAGAAGAAGCATAAGTTGTAAGAGCACTGGTAACTCTTGTTTTTAGATCATTTACATTTGATACTTTTGGTGAATCATAGTAAACTGCGGTATCAATCTCAACATAAAGAACTTTGAGATCAATGATAGACTGATTAATACCAGTCAATGAGTAATTTTTAAGTTTACTCAAAATCTGTTGCTTATCAAAATCAGAAACGTAATCACCATTTTTTGGTTTAATGCTAATCAGAACGGTTCCGAATTGTGGGGGATCTAACTCTTCACCACCCACAACAGATACTGATTCTGTATTTGGATAAATTTGTTGAATAATAGACTCATAATCCCTTCCAGTAACCGCTCTATACTGTGACGAATAGAGTCTTGGAGCAAAGTATTTGATTGAGTCAATACTTTCAATATCACCACCATTAGATGAGGATGTTGTGGTAAGAACAGAAACCGTTGATGACGGGACTACAATTTCATCTGAAGATCCTCTTAACGATCCAGAGAATGAAAATAGGGATGCACCA